ATGAATCGAACGCTGGTCTTTCCGACCCTGCTCTTGGCAGACTAACATCTCCGGTTTCTGGTGCAGCACTTCAGATTCTTAGCCAAGCTGACAACGAAGTAGTCGCCCCGTATCTCAAGGCTGTAGAGTCTTTGCTTGCAGGTATCTTAGATAACTTAGGCAAGCAGTACGAAACAGGCCGCTATAAGGACATTCAGGTTCGTGGTAAGACCCATACTGACCAGCCCTTTAACAAGGTTATAAAGCCTGATGACATCAAGGGACATAACCTTTTATCTGTAGAACTCAGGCAGTCACAGCCACAAGACGATTTTGCTTTGTGGCAGGCTGCTCAAGTGGCTTCTCAAGTTGACCCTTCAACTGGCACGGCACTCGTATCTAAGCAATACGCAGCCACTAAGATTGCCAAGGTTCAAGACTACGATCTTGAGAAACGCCGTATGTCTGGTGCGCGAACTCGTGCATCAAGCAAGAAGTACGAATTGCTTACTCAGTGGCATTCAGCAAGACTTTCTGGTGAGCCTGAAGAAGTTATCCAACTTCTCGAACAGGATATTCAGAGAGAGATTGACCGTGAGGAAATGGAGGCTCTTGCGTTAGAGTTCCAGTTCCAGCAAGCAGTTCAAGCTGATCCAGCAGCAGCAATGTCTGGTCAGCAGACACCGCAACAGCCACAAGGGCCTGATGGGGCTGGGTTACAAGACGCACAAAATCTTGCTACAGTTGGTGCAGACCCACGACTATTAGCGCAAGCCGGTACGCAGGGTGTGAGTGCTGCTCCTTCTCCTGACGCTGGATATAACACAACAGCCCCACGAAACGCTGCGGAAGCAGCGGGCTTAGAACCGAACGTATAGGAACTAAATTATGTTATTTAACGTACAAGACCCTCAATTTGGGGACACAGTTGTTCAAGCCGCTAAGTTTGAAGATGTTGAAAGTATTTACAAGACATATCTTCAGAGCATCAACGCAACTTCAACGGGAAGCCAAATGGGGGTTACTCAAGCAGGTAATGCCCCTATTGGAGCGCACCTAATTACTCAGTTCAACAACAAGGGAACTCTTGTTGGGAAAATTGGTGACGCAAGTAGCCCCCTTTCTTTTGCTAAGGTAAAAAACTTAGCTAACCTGCCGAGCGAATCTTTTTTCACTAACTTGTACTCTCCTAGTACTAAGGTTCAAATGTCTCCGTTCCAAGCTGGCGGTGAGGGCGACCTTCAGCTTGGTGGCTTTGATGACCTAAATCCAAATAGTGATGGCTTTGGTGACATAAGTGACACCGCAAGTCCAACTGAAACATTTGGTTTCCGTCCTGCATTTGAAGCAGGACTAAGGCAATCAGGGATTGACGTTAGAGGCGGGGGTGGAGTTAGAGGCGCACTTGCTAATCAGGCTTATGACCCACTGTTGTCAAGGGCAACACTTAGCGCAGCTTTTAACCCTGATGATGCTGTGTATGATCCAGAGGCAACTCAAGAAAGCCTCTTGGGAGACAACGAAGGGCTGACATTCCGAAATTATCTAAAAAATCAAGCCACTGGTAATTCATTGTATGGGGCGGGTGGAGCGCAAGCTGCTCGTGGATTATTTGAACAAGCACGAAATCTTTCCGGTGATCCACTAGCCGCACTAAAGGCTATGGGCGAAGGCGGGGGCATATCTGGTCAGTTCTTGAAGCCTGCAACTATTGGTCAAGGCGCAACTCTAGCTAACGTAGCAAGAGAAGGAGGGCGGCAAAGATTTGGTTCATTTGCAAGATTCTTGCCAAGCGCGCAAGACCTAACCCAAACCTATTTATCTTATGCCCCAGAAGCAGGTGGTCCTCAAAGCGAGTCGTTTGCAGATTTCCTCAATAAAAGGATATATGGTGGACAGTAGATGGTTAGCCCAATAAACATCTTTGACCAGCTTTCGGATACCTCTGAAGGTAGGCGTATTGGTTTCCAGACGTTCCTAGATAACTTTAGGCAGCGGCAGCCTACTGATCGCCCATCTCAGATCAATACGTTCAATCGTCCTTATTTTTCCAACTTGCAGAGCCAAGCTGAGAATGAGTTCTTTGGGCAGGCTGGTCAACGCATTCAAGCAGACCAAAGCCCTCAGTCGTTTACTGATTTCTTGAACGACGATTTCAACCTTGGTAGGCGTGCTAGGCGTGCGCCAACATCTCAAATGGGCACAGGCGTTTCTCGCTTCGCATCCCCTGCCCGATTCTTATTCAACCAATAGAGGTCCTGAATGACACAGCCTCCTTTTTCTGGAAACGACTTCTTCGACCAGATCGACAGCGTTGCTCGTAATCTAACGGGTAACGCTTTTCGGTTAAAGAAAAACGACAAGGATGCACCTCGTAAGTTCACTGAGTTTGTGGCTCAAAGTGAGCAAGAGTTTGGTCAGCAGCCACAGCAGGCAGCACAGCCACAGTCGTTTACTGACTTTGAGCAGGGTGGCTTCCAGCAGCCAGTCAGCGATTTTAGGGCTGAGTTCGACGCTGCGATATCAACTCCACCTGCCCCTGATCCAAGCCAAAGTCTTTCGTCTACCTTCTTCAACGAAACTCCATTAGGTCGTGGAATACAAGGGCTTGGTCGTTACTTTAGAGATGAAAGCCCTTTGACTAGGGAGGGTGGATTCACTGGTGGCGAGGGCTTGTCTGGTGGAATAAGACAGGCATTAAGCGGTATTGGTCCTAACTATGCTGCTGCTGCACCGGGAGTAGAACCGATCCTTCCAGAGACATTCGTAAAGGGCGAGGGGCTTGAGCGAAATATAAGAGAAGGGATGCGACAATTCTCTCACCCTCAAGAGTTACTAATTACTGCTGAAACCGCTGGAGTTGGGCCAGCTCTGTCACTAAGCCTAAAAGCTGCTGCTGCTGCCCGAAAAGGGTGGCTCGCAAACAGGGCTTTGAGGCTGGCGGCTAATGTTGTTGAGCCGATTTCGGGTAGCGTTGCTAAACGTGCAGGATTTGAAGCAGGCGCAGGGCTAGGAGCGAACATTGGTGCTGAAGTAGGGCAAGACCTGCTGCCAGGTGCGGCTGGCACAATCCTTGGTGCAATTGGTGGCGGACTTACTGGTGGTGGACTTGGACTTGGTGGAGTTACGGGAGCGCGGAAGGCTGTAAATCTTGGAGAAGACTACGCAGCAGCAGTCGGTCGCACTGGCGTAGGCAATGTGCTTGATACTGTGCCGCCTCGAACGGTTGCAGGGCGCGTGGAAGATGTTGGCGCAGCGAAGCCTAAACTCGTTGCCTTTAACGATGAACTTACAAAGCGACTGGAAACAGAGCCTCTCCAGCAGTTTGACGATCAATTCCCTGCTGCTCGTGAAGCACGAGTTTCCAAGCAAATTGGTCGAGAAGCGTCACCAGAAGTGGCAGCAGCCCAAACTGGCCAACCGTTTGAATCGACTCTATTCAGAGGCTTTGGAAGAGAAACACCAGAAGAAGCATTTGTTCCACAAGGCTTCCAAGGCAATGTTGTGGGTGACGGAACTTATGCAACTCCTGACGCACACTTCTCTGCTGGCTTTGGTGGAGAAATAGAAGAACTTAGAGTTTCGTTACGCAATCCGTTAGTTATCAAGACTGACGCAGAGTTTGCACAAATTACCAGAGAGGCTGGATTACGGTCGTTTGCTCCTTCAGACGCACAAGAGGCTGCAAGTTTAAGGCGTGTGATTGAGGCTCGTGGGCATGACGGTCTTATCGTTGTGGTTCCTGATACTGAAATGACTGGTAAACGGTTGATTGAAGTATTCGGCAGCGACACCGTAGTTGACTTTGCTGGAGTTCGCCCAGATGTAACCGCTGCCCGTGGCATACCAGAAGACGCTGCCGCTGCTGCTAGGAAAGAAGGTCAGTTCAATACAAGAACAGACCCTTCAACTATTGACCCTATTGACGCTTCCTTTGAAGAAATATCCGAAGCGATGACTAATGCTGGTGCGGACGAACACGCCAAACTTGTAAGAATCCTAGGGTCAGAAGCTGAAGCAAAACGGTTCGAGAGACTTGACCGACTGCAAGATTCCGCAGATGAAGTTCGTGCTAACGCCGCATCAAAAGAACTTGATGAAATGGTGTCGATAGAGCAGGAGCAGTTAATCGGTGGAGATATATCAAACCCTGAAATAACCGAAGAGGCTCTAAAGGAGCTTCTGTCAATCAAGTCGTTGGAATTTGAAGAAGACCTTGGCATCCTAAGTTCTGCGATGGCACGAGGAATTGGGGGGCTAACACCAAAGAAGATAGAGAAACTTCTGGGACAGACTCGCGCTGAACGAATACGTAACCCTGATTTGGTTCGCTTCCTCAAGGTTCAGGATTCCGTAAAGGGAATGAGAAATATCGGGCTTGATGAAGACCAAATCTTTGAGGCTGTTGCGAAGAACCTTTTGCGTGATGGTGTAGAGCCAGATGATGTTCGTTTCCTTCTTAGGGACTTTCTTGGCGGTAAATCTGTAACCGGAGCCAAGTCAGCCGATGCACTGCCACCAGCAGGCACGACTACCGCTGCTGCTAGGGGGGCTGGTGGTCAACGTGGATTCAATATCAGCGAGCCACGCCCTAGTGGGCAAGGTCAGAGATTTGTTGTAACTAATGAAGGGTCAAAAGCAGATGCAATGTTATTGGCTCCTGATGAAAACGGAAAAGTAATTGGTTCAATCGTTGATTTTGAAACCGACCCGTCGAAACTAAGGCAAGGGTTTGGGGAGGCTCTTGTTCAGGACACAATGGATGCTCTAAAAGAGCGAGGGGCTACGAGTTTCGAGGTATTTGCAGAGCGCGGGAACAGCCCCGCACTGTTCGGTAAACTTGGATTTACCGAAACTGGCGTTCGTAACAAATTCGGCGACCGAGAGATGGCTCTTGACCTTATAAAAGGTCCTGAAGAAGTCGTGCTTCCAGAAGGGTTCAACCTTCAAGCAGAGATGGCGAAAACGAGACAGCGTACCTTAGATGACATCATAAAGAATGAGCCAGAAGTTGCTCGTGAAATGGGGCTTCTTGACCCACCCGCCACTCCAGCCACAGGCACAACCGCTGCTGCTCGCCAAGTAACCCCGCAGCAGCAGGCGATCATAGATGACGTTGGCACTGGCGCGCTGCCTGCTGACGATCTGGCGGTGGATTCTATTGATAAAGAAATTGCAACGCTAAAAGAGAGCCTAGAAAAATATATAGATACTAAAGGAGCGAAGGATGTTGAACAATTATCAGAATGGAACAGGCTAAAAGTTCTTGAAGAAGCTAGGGCTGCTTCTGATCCTGCGGCTGCTATCAGGGCTGCTGACGATCTGGCTGTGGATGCGCTGGATGTTGCGCCTGTTGGCAATGCTCCCTTAGTTGTGGACGAACTGGACACTGTTCCTGCAAGTGGCCTTGCTAGTGATGTGACTGGTGGTAAGCCACCAACAGCAGGCATGGCTGGTACTACTCCTGGTTCCATAGAGCCTAAAAGTGGGTTCAGGGAATTGCAAACCGTAGATGAACTCCTTCCAGTTATCTTCGAGCCAACCATGAATGCCAAGTTGGGGCACATTTTGCGATCAACGCAGATTGGAAAAATCCTGACTGCGTTCAACCCTGCGCTTGGTGCAAACAATGAAGGCAAACGACTTGTCATTGCGTATGCTCATTTATTAGAAGAGGGCACTCACGAGGGTAATAGAATCCTCTCGCAACTAGACTCCGTTGGTAGCCGTAGGGGTCTATTTGGAAAAGTAGATGAAAGGGGGCTGCTTTCAAGTGGTGAGTTCAAAGGAATCTCAATGAACGAGGTTGCTGAGAAAGCAAGCCTTCCTGTTTTCAGGGCACGAATGACAGCCGATCAACGGCTTTATATTGACCTTCTCAAAAAAATAGACAGGGCTGCGGGAGACTTCTTAGAAGTACACGGGGTAGATATAAACCGTATCGAAGATGTTGATATCGACTTCGCAAGTCGCCGTATTTATGGCAAATATGGTCCTGACGGAGAACTTATAGCAACACGCGATTTAAACAATCAGCGTCCATCATTAGGGTCTACCAAGAATGTAACTTCACGGACAGTGAGAACCGCTGAAGAACTGGCTGCCTTTGATTTTGTCTTGTTGCCGTATGATGAAGTGGTAAAACTCAGGGTGAAATACTCCTACCGTATTGCTGCTGACGATAACTTGGTGAAGCACATCAAGGCGAACTATGACTTTGTGGATGCGCCGACACCCAAAGATTACGCTGCCGCACAGAAGCGATTATTCGATAAGCAAGTTGCAACTACTCCTGAAGGCGATCAGTTGCTAGAGGACTTGCTTGGCAAAGGTGGGGCACTTGAAAAGTACATCAATAAAGGTCCTTCAAACACCCCCGCTAAAATAATTGCAGGGATCAATAACCTTGGTCGAACAGCGGAGTTGGCTGGTGACGCTTCAATTTTCGGCATCCAGTTACTTGGGGTACTCATTGAAGACATGCTGCCAATATCGGCTAGGGGCGGGGTGCGTGGAATTAGAGGAAAACGTCCCGGTAGGACAGTTATTCCAACAGCAAAAGTATTTGCAACGACGCTTGTTAAGGGCTTGCTCTCACCTGAATTAGCGCGTAAATCCAACGCCAAGATTGTTAAAGAAGCAACTGATGAGGGCATATTCAAGGACACTCGTAAATTTATTCTGATGGCAGGGGATGACAAGGGGGAGTTCACTAAAGGTGCTACGACAATTTTAGATGTCCATGACTACCTTGACAGGAAAGGCGGCATCCGAAAAGTTATTGGCAAGCTCGGAGTTGTTTACACCAGACCATTAGAGGCATTGCAAGAAGCGTATATAGCGGCAATGAACGTTGCTGGTATTCAGTTATGGCGCGCCCTAAGTCCGCTTGCTAAGAACGCAGATGGCAGTATCAACCCGAAGGCACTTTCTGGTGTTGAGGATTTCATCAATAACACTCGCGGGTTGCAATCATCTGAACGATTGGGTGCGGGAGGGAGTCGAAGGTATTATGAAGGCCAAATACTTCTGGCGGCACGCTACAGGCGTGCAACTGCGGCACTAGCTGCATCTGTTACATCTGGTGGTGTCCGTGGCGACCTTGCAAGAAACCAAATTCCGTCCTTACTGGCAGGGATTACTGCAACTATGGCAGGTTTTACAATTTGGCAGGCTTCAAAAGAAGACTGGTCAAAAACCCAACTAAACGCCACGTTGGAAGATCGGCTTATTCCCGGTAACGGTTCTTATATGATGGCTGACATAGATGGTCAAAAGGTTGGACCTGGCTCTAAGCTAATCTCAGACGTAAACTTCATAACGAAGATAATGTCTCAGCCTTCCTCTATGTGGGATGCAAACCTAGAGAACAACGCTTGGATTCGATGGTTGCGGTCACAGTCTTCCTTTGCCATTGGGGACTCTATTTCCCTACTGCTTGGTCGTGACGTTGTTGGTAACGTAACTCGCCCCGGCCCTCCTATTGCTATTGGTGGTGACACCCCATCTACAAGAGAAGGCACAATCGCTTTAGCGAAACAACTGTCATCATTAGGCATAACGATTTGGGCGCAGTCAGCAGCATTCGAGGGAGGGGACGCAAAGCAGAGGCTAACAAGGTCTGGTGCTGAGTTTATAGGGGCTAGGGCTTACCAACAGGGTCGCTCGTCTGTTCTAACAAAAGCATCCTTTGATAAGTTCGACAAGTCTCTTGAAGACCTAAACCAACTAGAACGATACGAACTCTCTAACGACCCTCAATTAGCCCCAGTGCTTGCGGAGTTCGACGCTACACGAGCGGCTACAGGTGAACCCTTCTCAAGCTACAGGGTTGAGCGTTCTGACCTTGAGCAAGTCGCATTCGACCGTTCTTCTAGTTTCTTAGAAGACATGATGATTGCCATTGCTAATGGTGGTTCCGGTGGAATAAAAGGGAAAAACGGTGAAAACGATAAGCCGAACGCATGGAGCGTCCTAAACACATTTGCAGACAATATTGGTGAAGTAAAAGGCACTCTCTCAACTCAACTTGACCAATACCGACACGATCATAAGCTAACAGGATATGTTGGGGAGGAGCCAAAGAACGATTTCGACCAGATGTTGAATGAGTGGTATGAACTCCTTGACGTTCACACTGAAAAGATTACATCTCCACGAGGCAGGGAAGTCCAGCACAAGTTGAACTTCGATACTTGGATACCTGCTGCTGACGAATTTATTGCGGCGTTGTCCCCAGAACTGCAAAAACAGTTACAACAGTGGCGTGATCGCAAGCAGTCACCAAAAGGCGTTGAGGCTATCTTAGAAGCTCGCCAACCGAACGTTAAGTACGGAGTAGACAAGCAAGGAAATCCAGAATTACCAAGCTCCAAGCAACTTTACACTGCTGTTACAAGACTACTTGCAAGTGAACTTGGAATGACCAGCGAACAGTTTTACGCGCTTCGAGATGACAACTAGGGCTAGTGAAATTGCAACATAATATAGAACACGATACTATTGCTTTTACAACTGAATAAGGTTTCACGATAATTTTACGAGGACTTTTATGGTCACACCAAACGAGGTGAGTACCTCCTCTGAGAATGAATCCTCCCTAGAAACAACCGATTCCCTCCCTTCTGGCGACGAGTTGATTATCCCTGCAAATTGGGATGAACAGCAGTCTGAACCAGTAGCGACGGAAGAAGTTAGCGTAACTAGCGACGAAGCAATCTCCGACGATGTATCACCCGAATCCGATGAAACCTCAGAGATAACCGAAGAGTCGGCTGTATCTGAGGTGGCTCCCGACGAGACTACTACTGACGAGGCAGCCCCAGAAGAATCTGGCAGGATGCGGACTCAAGATGAATGGTCTAAGCGAGAGTCATCTATCAGACAGCGCGAGAATGAGCGCGAGACTGAAATGCAAAGCCTGAGAAATCAGGTATCGCAACTTCAGACAACGTACTCAGATCAGGTCTTAGAAGCAGAAGTTCGTGGCTATGCACAATCACTGGAAGCCCAGTTAGTTGCAGAAGGTCACGATGAAGCAGGGGCTAATAGGCTTGCTACACAGCAAGCTAATGCGGCCAAGGCTTCGTTCCAGGCTGAACAAAGGGCTAACACCCTACAGCAGCAACTAACACAGGCTAATCAGTCTGCGGAAGTTACTTCTAAGAACGCTTCGGTAAATGAGATGATGCGACAGTACGGTGTGCCTGAAAACCAGCGAGCATTGCTCCAAGGCTATTCAGACCCCGCCCTGCTCGTAGAGGCATCAAAGGTTCTTGGCGAAGCTGAGGGCTTACGAAAACAACAAATAGCGGCTAAACAAGCAGAGGTTCCTTCCGGTGGCGAAGCTAATACCTTCGATGGCGGTGTTGGACAGGGTGGCACAATAACAGATCAGCAATGGCTGAACACTGTTTATGCATCAGGCAGTTCTAACGATCATGCCCGTGCAAATAAGGTCATGCGTTCAATGGGAGTCAACCTTGGTTAGTCGCAGGGAAAAATAATAATGGCAGTAGGACAGACTATTACTGACAGCCTGAGTGATTCGCTACCTACGGTAGTGAGTGCTGCTCGGAATGTCCGTGAGTACAAGGGTGTAATGACCCAAATCGTTGACAAGCAGACGCTTGGCGCAGGAGTTGGTAACAACTGGCGTGAGATTGATCTTGCCAAGCTAACCGCTTCGGCAATCACAGAGACAACTGAGGAAGACAACCCACAGGAACTCTCTGACAGTGCGATTTCTGTAACCCCTTCGATTATTTCGGTTCACACAGTCATCACTGACCGTGCTGCTCGAAACGTATCGAAGAACGTCTTCGCTAAAGTTGGCTCACTTGGCCAGCAGGCGATTGAACGACAGAAAGACAAGGACGGTCTAACTGTTCTTGACGGTGCAACGACTCAACTTGCTGGGGCTGGCGTAACGCTTACTTCCGGTCACATTGCAGCAGCAGCGTATCGCATTCGTGGCAACACGACTGAACCTTGGGATGGGCCTGTTGCATTCGTGCTTCACTCCTTCCAGATGAAAGACCTGTTTGATGAACTGGTAGCAGGTGTTGGAACTTACGACATCTCTAGCGGTCTAACGGCTGATGTGTTCAAGAACTCATTCAACTTGCCTATTGCAAATGCACAGGCATACACGGATGACAACATCTCTATCGTTACAGGTGATGACGCTAAGGGTGGAGTATTCGCTTCAGGTACAAACGGTTCGATCATCTGTGTCCAAGCTCGAATGCCTTGGGTAAAGACGGTTCGTAACGAGAAACTTGGTGGCGGTGCTACTGAAGTTTTGCATCGTGACGAATATGCTTACGGAGAACGCTCTGTAGGTAACTGGCTCTACGAAATCATGTCGGACGCAACTGCTCCTACATCGTAGGTTAGATAAACAATTAGTCCCAAACCCGCCTTATCGGTAAGGGGACGAGGTAATAAAAAAATGGCTATAAACGCTCAAGGAGAGCCGGGACGCATCCGACTTTTCTACGACTTCTACGGCGAAGACTCAATCGCAGGTACTGCTGAACTTCGACCGCTCGGCCCTTTTTGTGTCGGTGGTCAAGGGACTGCTGAAGTTGACGCTGGTGTTCCAACTATTGCTGGAGTTCTTTCCGGTGCTGGTCGGCTTACCACAACCAACGAAGACAACCACACTACGATGGTTGGAACTCAGGCAGCATTTGATGTTGCTCTTAGTGGAACTCTTGTTCTTGAAACTCGTGTTCAAATGGAAAACCTCGATACTAAAG